TAAAATAAAAGAGTCAAATCATACTGATTATGTAAGAGGAATTTTTGCGAGCAGAAAGACTGCTCTTGAAGATAGAGTTTAATTAACCATAGGAGAAAAATATGAACTCATATAATATTACTGGTAATATTGCTAACGATCCAGAACTAAAAAATGTTGGCGAAACATCTGTATTAAATTTTACAGTTGCTTCAAACATTAACAAAGAAACAGTTATTTATAATGATTGTGCTGTTTGGGGTAAGTATGGTGAAAGTTTATCTTGGTTGAGCAAAGGTATGCCAGTAACTGTATTTGGTAAAATCTCAGGTATAAATTCTTACGTTAAAAAAGATGGTGATGCTAATGCTACGTTAAAAGTAGAGATTGGAAATGTAGTGTCTCATGCAAAAAAAGATCAACAATCTGCTGCACCATCAAGCGTTGAGCCAAATGACGACATTCCTTTTTAAATGGAAGAAGATTTAGTTAATAATCCACCTCATTATCAAGGCGATAAGTTAGAGGCTTTAGACTCCATACGAGCCATGTTGGGAGTAAAAGGTTTTATTGCTTATTGTCTTGGTAATGCAAGTAAGTATGTGTGGAGATGTACTAAGAAAGGAAATTTTCAACAAGATTTGGAGAAAGCTAAATTCTACATAGATAGGGCAATAGAAGAAAATGGAAAAATTAAGAAATAAAAAATGTTTAGATAAAACAATAGAGCATATATGTGATGATTTCCAAATATCATACATTGATTTAATATCACGCAGAAGGGTAAAAGAGCTGTCTATAGCAAGATGGTTAATATTTAATTTATTAAAAACAAACTCAATATTAAGTTTAGTTGAGATTGGCGATAAGTATGACAAAGACCATACAAGTGTTATTCATGGCATACGAGAGATACATTTAAGAAAGCCAGAACTTGTTAATAAATATCAAGCTGTTTATGAGGATTGTAAAAGATAAAATGAAAAAATGGGATAATTGTGATGAGGCTATTATTGGTGAAGGTGTTAGATGTAGCCAAGAACCTGTATTAGTTTATGATTACAATAAATTAATAAAAATTTTTGAAAAAGAAGGTATGTCAGAAGAAGAATCAATAGAATGGATAGATTATAATATATTAGGAGCTTGGATAGGTGATGACACACCTATTATTTTATTTCCAAGAGTCGCCTGACAACCAAGATACAATAGAATGTCTTACACCTTTCTTGACAGGAAAAACTTTATGTAAAAGAAAAGATGGAAAACAAACTATATCGCCTTTCTTTCTTGGTATAAAAAAATCATTCTTATTATCAACGTCAATTTTTAGATCACCGCCATAATATTTATCATCATCTGTTAGTTGAATGATTGTAGTAATTTTTCTGTTTGGTCTTTTGGAGTTTAAGTTTTCCCAGTTAATATCCATGTGACTATCATATTTGCCACCTTTTTTATATGTCAAGAACTGTAGTGGCTCGGCAAAGCCTTTTATATCAAAGTTCCAATACTTATCATTAACAGTCTGCGTAAAACTAGAAACAATTTCAGCAACAAATTCTAATTCTTTATTGTTAGCTTCAAAGGCTTTTACATCAACACTTCTATAAGATTTATTATCGCCACCTGTCAGGCTTCCGTCTTGGGAGGGTATTTTTTTTATTTTCTCTAAGACAGTAAAAATTTGAGCGTCACTCAATGCTCGCTGCATATGGCAAACTTGTGGGATTTCCATTATTCAGATTTTGGTTCAGTCTCAATTAATATTTTAACTTTTTGGCTTTCTGGTACATTAGCATTAATACCAATGTTAGAACTAGCACAACCTGTTATGAGTGCTAAAACAAAAACTGCCATTATAATATTCTTCATTTTATTACCTATAATTATAAAAGAAATTGTATCACGAGTTAAGTTTATTTACAAGATAATGTTGAACGCTGTCTGGAACAGGAGCTGTGCCTTTTATCATTCCGTTAATAGTTATCTTAGCAACGCCACATTGTTGCATCAATTCTGTCTTTGATGTTCCAGTTTTTACTATTAATTTGCAAAATACTTTATGATCCATTTCTTTTCATCATTCTATTCCCAAACCAAAAAGCAATGATTGCTGAAAACATACTTTGTGTTTCAATATCCCATGCAGCTACTACACCTTCTAATGGGTCGTCACCTTGCTGTATGGCTATATAAACCTGTGTAACTTTAACAAAAGCAAATACAGAGAACAATAAATAAGTAATAACTGGGCGTACTGATGCTTGTAATGCACCGATAAATTTAGAGGAATTGTTTTTGGAAAGTTGCTCGGCATGAGCATAAATAGCTTTTGCTTCGGCTATGTCAGCTTCTGCGTCTAGCTCTTGTATTTTATACTTAGACATTTGTTCGGCATATTTTGCCTTTGCCTCAAGCATAAGTAAGTCTTGTTTAAATTTGGCTTTTTTTTCAAAGAAACCTAGAACGCTTGGCAAGAAAGAAGTACCAAAACCTAGTAAACTACCTAATAAACTAATCATTTTTTCTTTTTCTCTTTTTCTTTTTTTTAATAATTGAACTTACAGGTGGAATTAATGGTAAATTTAAAAGACCTTGATTGTTATTTTGCTCAAAATTCATAAGACCTAATGGATTATCATAAGTATAAAAATTATTAAAAGGAGATACACCTCTTTCTAAACTTTCTTCGTAATGCCTACGAGCATTATTTAACATATCTTTGCCAATTTTAGTCTTTGACAATTCTTGAGTTTTACCTTCAAAATTATTTTTTTTAATAAATTCTATTTGCTCATCTGTAGTGTATGGATTTATTAAAGGATAAAAACCTTCTTCAGTATTAGGTGCGCCTATAGAAAGTTCTGTCATAGTTTTACCAGTAACATCATTTTTAATAGCACCTTGCCAACCTACTGCAGACTTTAACATTCCATCACTTCTATAAGCATCTGGAGTTAGTTGTAAGAATGGAAAATTTGTTTTAATAGGTAAATAATTCATTTTTTCTTTTTCTTTTTTGGAAAACCCTTTTTCATATTTGCATAAGCCTTTGCAGATATAGTTGATTTTTTCTTAGTACGACTTGTTCCAGCTTTTTTTCTTGCATTAATATTACGATATAAACTCATGTATTACTCCTACCATTTAGTTTTATGTGACCAATATTTAGCACTCATTTTATCGTTTGTTTCACCATGCCTAGCATAATAACTTTTACGTCTTGCTTTTTGTTTTGCTGTTTTAGGATTTTTACCTGCACCGCTTACACCTTGCTGACCAAAACGAATTGTCTTTATTTTATCACCTTCTTTAGCAACAACAACATGGCTCTTTGTTTTATGTTTTGGAGTGCGTTTTGCTTTATTAAATCCGCTAACTCCAGCTCTTGCTAATCTTGGGTCTTTTGCCATAATTACTCCTACGAACAAGTACACATTCTTTTTAATGTATCAAAAACTTTAGAGAATGTCATCTGTTCGTTTTCTAAAGTCATCTGTTCTGAATATATTTTTTTTGTTGTGGAGAGGTTTTCAGGTAGCATAAAATGTATGGTACGTCTATCTAGGGCAACTAAGGCTAACATATCGCATTGTATTTTAGATATAGGTGTTTTTTGTCCACCATAGTTTGTTTGGAAATTGTATCGTGCAACAGTTTTGCCACGATCTGTATGGGCTTTTTGTGTAGCTTTTACTTGTACTCGTATTGGTTTTTGTTCTAACCACGCTAATAAATCATAACCATCTTTTCCAACAAGGTCATTATCAATTCCGTAGCCTTGCAAAACAGAACTAGCTAAAAGTTCTCCTTGCAAACCAATTTTTGTGGACATCTTAGGTAAACGCTATCTTTAACAATAAGCCTATAGTTGATGCACTTGCACCAATCATAATGGCTTCTATTCTATACAATCGTCTATCTATTGCCTCATATCTGTCGGCACAAGCACCAACATGGTCATCAATTTTTTGGTTTACAAGAGATGCTGTTGGTTTAGTAGCCATTATTATTCCTTATTATATTTGTGTTATTAATTATACTACTCTTACTTTTAAGTTATTAGAGGCAAGTGATGTTATTCTCACCTTGTTTTGAGCAGGAGCATCAAAATCATAGTCAGTACCTAAGATTGCTCCTTTGTTTAATACATTAGCATCATAGTTAATAGATACACCATCACTAGAAGGAATTCCTGTACCACTAGATAAATTAAAGATAATTGCTAAATCTAAATCATTAGCTAATGGGAAATGGTTAGCATCTGCTACAGCTTCTAACTGAGTTTTATTCATTCTATTTACAGAAGTACCCATAGACTCTTGTAAGGTGGCTAGTTCAGTATTAGTTGCACCATTAGCCCAAGTTGTTGAACCATAAGTACTATTAGAGTTATATTGCCAAGTGCCTGAGTTATTACGGACAATAGACCTTATACCATTAGTGTTATGTGCAATTTTCCAAATAGCTCTATCATCAGTAGATACACAATAATGAACACTTCCATTACCTGCATCTTCATCAGCAGTCATTGAATTTATGTCAGTCCAATAAGTAGAGTCGGTAGAGTTTGTGGTGTGTACTGCATGATAACCTGATGGGGCTGCAGGAGATGCTATTGCATATTCGTGTATTTTATTTGAACCTACACCAATAATAAATAACTTAGTACCATCTGTATTAAAAGTAAGTCCAAGTGGAGTATTTTCTTTTGCAGCTACAGATAAACTTTTACCAGTATAACTTATAGTGCTAACATCAAAACCTGTGCTAAGGTTATATTCATGTACACTATCAGAAGTATATCCTATAATATACATTTTAGTGCCGTCTGCATTAAAAAATATGTCAGAACAACTTGTTTCTTGAGAACTTAAAGAAGATGAAACTTTTGAAAAAGAAGCTGTAGCAACATCATAAGCTCCACTTAGATTATATTCATTTACGTCATCACCAGAACTACCAAGAATAAACATTTTAGTACCATCAGTATTAAAAGCTATTCCTTGTCCTGCTGATTCTTGTGAAGCTATAGAGAAATTTTTTACGTAAGAAACAGAGCCAATATCAAATCCTGTACTAAGGCTATATTGATACACTCTATCATTAACAAGACCAACAACAAACATTTTAGTGCCATCATTGT